CGGATTGCCAAGGTACTTTCAATTGTTCGTGGCTTGGTTTAGACGATGTATCGTCTTGAATAAGGTAAGGCAACGTGAGTTCCGAGCATTCAACTGCCTTATCTAAGAATTGTCTTCTATTGGAAGTTAAACGCGTGTAACATTCACGTGCTGTATTCATGGATTATTCACTCCTAATGTTGGTCCTGTTGAACCAGTATTTACTTTTGGTGCTAGAGGTACTCTTAGTTGAGATGTTCCTTTTGCATATTGACCTTTAGCTTTTTTACTTTTAGCTCTTCTAACATTTGGATTAACTTCTGATACCGAAACTTCATCCGGTGTCTCGACTGGAGCTGGTGGTGCTGCTGGTATAACGGGAGCTAAAGGTGGTGGTGGTGTTGGTGCTGGTGGTTTTGGCGGTCTAGGTAAGCACATTTTAAATTTCGTCCTCCATTATGGATCGTATATATTCGATAACGCTGGCTTGACCAGCTCTGTACATAATTGTCTGTACATCTTCTTTAGGATGAATTGGTTTCCATCCAAAATTTTCCTCAAGTTTTACTATTAACTTGTCTAACCTTTCGTTATGTAACCTAAGCGTACTGAGGGAGATTTCTGTTGTCATGTTCAAAAAATGCTGGCATTCTTGCCGCTTTGGTGGTAACTAATTGAGGTGCTTTGCCCTCATACATAAGGCGATCACTAGCATCGAGCCAAAATTTTTTGCTCAAATATTGATCCTCATGTTGCATATTTAATGGTTGCATTATCCAATTGATGGTTGCCACTCTTAGTTTGTCCAGAGATTGACTAGGTTTAAAACCTAACTCTGCACATACCAAGGAGTTGGAAGCAACATGGATCTGTTCATCACGAGAGATGTCAGCAGATACAGTTGCTAAACCAGCATCACCATTGAATCTAAAGAAAGGAAGTAAGACAAAAAATATTGCTCTTTCTATTACTAGTGCCTTTAATATCGTGTGATCTGGATGAGCCATCCAAGCATCTCTTAGGCGTAGTGCCTCAGCTTCAGCTTGATCATCTACGCCATGAGCGTTAGTGATGTATCCAAGAGCTAAGTCATGTTTAATCTCATCCGTTACGTTTGATTCCAGCAATTCTCTAGATAATGTAGGAATTTCCGAGAGAGCATCTTGTATGAAATCGCCAACCGGTAATTCCATGTGGCGTATTGCAAGAGCACGGTAGATGGTTTCTTCTGCACCATTTTTAAATTTTCCTTTGGTGGTTTGGACCGGTGTCCAAGTTCTTTTTCTATGTAATAATTTCTTATAGGGGTTCATTGTTGACAGTCACAATTTACTTCATCAGGTTTATTTCCCATTATGTCTGCCAAGTATTGATCAACATCTGACTGATCTAATGCAGCATAGGCATCAGATTTATCTTGAGTGTCGCCCATTACTTGTAAAGAATAATAGAGCGAAGTCTGTGGACTCTTCAGCCACTCTTCGATAAATGCTTCATCGTAAATCACCATATCACTCCAAGAATTGAAGCTATAGCCATGAAGCAAACCAGTTCTAGATAGCATCGTTATTATTTCATCAGCTACCTTTTTATAATTATCCCATCCTACTTCGGATGCAATTTCAACGTTGTCGCCATATTCAACTCTTTCTACCCCAAACTCACCTGAGTCCCTGTCAACTGTACGTGCTATAGGAGGTGCGATCTCGGGAGTTGCTGTGTAGCCATGGAGATCTCGGCTTCTATAAGAACAACTAGCTGTTGGAGCTATAGCGAATGCTCTAACCATATTGTTCTTTCTTGCAATGTTAGCTGCTTCTTGTATGCCGAGAAAGAGCTCACGAGCAGCTAATCCCGCGTAGCCTTCGTAAGGTTCAGCATTATTAGTTGCTGATAAAGCCTTACCAAACTCGGCATATGTAATATTATTGTTAGCTAAGAAATTAGCTAGTCCAAGGAATCCAAGTCCGACTTGGCGATCCTCTTCGGGTGGGAGATATTCTCCAGTTGATCCAACACCTGTTTCGCTATGGAGATCGCACAGTTCTGACATACCTGTACGCATAGCTTCTCGAATGTCCCCGATAAGACAGGCTGACAAATTAATATGTTGGAGGAGGCACGTTCCGCGTGAGGGCAAATATACCTCGAGGCATACATTCCCATAGATTCTGTTTCCATCTTTATCGTGTTTTATTTTGTTGAGCCAAATGTCCCCTCTTGCAATTCCTCTAAGTACTGCTTCCTTTGTTTCAGGGTTTGTATTACTCCACCGGTCTGGGGTGAGGTCAACACATCGTTTAACCCATGGGAGTTCTTGTCTTTGGATTTGCAAGAAGTCAATAATATCGGGGTGATTAATATCAAGGTGCAGAACGCACGCACCATTCCTAAATGTACCCCCGCGTCTAAGTATTTCATTTAATGTTGAGTAAAATTTTCCGAAGGAGACTGGACCGCTTGCAACAAGAGTGTCAGCTCCTTTATTAGTTCTTGATCCCGCTGGTCGTAATTTCGACAGGTGTACTGCGCATCCCGCTCCATATCTGAGAGCATGCGATACAAATCTCCAGCTTGCTTCGATTCCATTTGGTCCTTCCATTGAGTCTTCAACAACGAAGACAGTACATGAAACGGGCAGACGGGAGTTAGGGTTGTCGATCCATTGCTGAACTCTCCCAGTTCTCGCAATTTTGTTTGGTTCTATGTTCGATTTCATTAGATAGGTAGTGGATTGCTTTTGATAAATCTTGTATGTCGTTGTCTTTATATCCAGCTCTGCATATATATTTAATTACGTTTCCGAGGTGGTATCCGAGTCCTTGGTCTCTAATAAAATCCCAAACATCAATGGAACCTCGTTTGTAGTATCGAGGTCCGTGGTCGTTGGTGGTTTCGGCCATTTTTCTATAAGATTCTTTATACAATTTGATAAGACAAAAGCCTGTTCTTGAAGAGCCACCAAAACTGTGACGATATCTTCCTTTCGTGTTTCAGGCTTAGAGCACATTATTTCAAGCTGTCGTAGCTTCAAGTCTTGCTCTATCGTCAACTTGGTAACTGGCTGAGGGGGTCCAGAGTATTGGTTCTTTTTTTTCGTAGTCATAATCATCTGTTGTAAGTATTCGTGCGAGCCGTGCATTTATTAATGCATCTTTCTCAGTCATTTCTTTTTCTAGAAAAGTTTCTACTACTGTTTTCCATGAGTAACCTTTTTCTTCAAAGATTTTTTCAGCTTTCTTGACTCCAATACCGGGAACTCCTGAGTAACCATCAGTATTATCTCCAGCCATGGTTTGTATAAGATGCCATCGAGCACCTTCTTCTGGTGTGATAGTTACTCTTTCTTTAAAGTCATATAACTCACCGGGAATCTGTCTCATATCCTTATCAGGACTGACTAATAAGTTTCCTGGATACTTAGTTGCGTAGATACCCATAGTATCGTCAGCTTCTAATGTATCTTTAATGATTACTTTGTATTCAAGTTTTAAGTTATTTATGACCCTTTTGAATCCACAGGGCTTTTTTCTCTGTCGATGACCCTTGTATTCCGGTAAAATTTTTTTCCTAAAATTATTAGGGCTTGTAAAGAACAAAATCATCTCATCAAATGAGCCAAATTGATCTTTTATCTTATTTAATTCTTTTTTGACGCAATTATAAGCTTCATCAAAATTAGATGTTACTACAATAAGGTTTTCGCCAAAATCGATCTCTGTTTCGGTTGCTGCACAACATTTATAGACAATGTAGTCGCAATCAATTAATAATTTCATAAATTAATGTACTTCTGCCCAATTTTTTCCATGTTTTGCATCTGCGGAAATTGGACATCTTAAGTGGTAGTATTCTCCTGCCATTTGAGCTGCTGCTAGTAATCCATACCTAATAGCAACTACGCTGTTAGGTTCACATTCAAATTGCAGTTCATCATGTACAAATGCCAGTTGATGAGTGTGGATATTGTTTTTTACAAACAAATCGTTGGCTATAACCATCCACCTCTTTGCTATTACTCCTGCACTGCATTGAAGTAGATAGTTTAAGGCTTTGTGCGGGCTATCGACCAACACCCTTCTTCCGTCACATGCCAGCAAGAACCCATTAGTAGACTTATTTGTAACCGCTGTAAGTAAGTC